CCAATCCTTATGAATCATCTCATCATATTGTTTAATTAAACTTCTAAGTTCACTCATAGCTCTACTTTGTGCATTAAGAAAAGATGCTTGCCTATCCCATGCAAATTGAAATTCATACTCTATCTTTTCACCATTTTCTGTGCTTTCATATTTCTTTAATTCTTTAACCATTTCTTCCTTGCCTTTAACATACATTATCTTTTGTGCTCTTATTATTGCTGCGTATTGAATTGTTATCTGTTCCCAAAGAATATCAAATTTATCTTTTGTGGATATTTCTTGTATCAATTCCCTAGTTTCTTCGGGTAGATATTTTGAAAAGAAACCAAACTTTTCAGCATTTTTATTTCCAGGAGGACCAGTAGCATTTTTATTACCTATGGGTGCACCCCTTTTATTTTTGGGTGCACCCTTCTTTTTTTCACTAGCCCAGTTGTATCTTTTTATCCATGACTTTAAAGTGTTTAAACTAATGTCATACTTTGCTGATATTTCCTTTTGTTTCATACCTTTTAGGTAGTCTTGTTTTACCTTCTCTTTGACATCTTGCACATCACCACCTCGTTTGTTTGTCGTTTTGGGAATAAAAAAAGACCTAGAAATTAATCTGAGTCTTTTCTACTGTCGGAGTTACCGACATCTAAAATTTATTAAATTTTTGTATTAAAAAAGACCTAGAAATTAATCTAAGTCTTATTTACACCATCTTTTGCTTTCATATTCACTATATAATTTGCTGTAAACACTACTCCTCTTATCAATAACTCTTCACTAATAGCACTTTTCCCTGTAAAACTCTCAACATATTCAACTCCATAACTTAAAAATTCATCATCTGCATCTATATTAAATTCATCTAATTCTTTTATTATCTTTCCTCTTAAATCATCCATATTTTTATTCTCCTTTTTTAAAAATAAAAGACTAAGCTTGCCCTTGCTTAGCCTTTTATAATAGGGAGGTACATATATTATGTCGCAAGTTCCAGGAATCGAACCTAGATTAAGCACCAGCACCTACATGGTGAGTGAGGTTACCAAGCCCCACTCGATTTTTTAGACTTCTGAATTAAGATACAAAATTGTATAAAACTTTGTTCTCAATTTCTCTGATTTTTAGTGTATCCGTAGATTAATTGAATAGAAAAAAACTAAAGATTGAACATAGTTAGAATTGAACTTACAGCATCCTCATGCCCTGCCTAGTCTGTTCGTAGTGACTAGGGCAATCCCTTAACCCTAGTCAAATATTAAGTTTTGAGAGGGAAATCTTTATTTCCACAATATTATTATCTCATGGTTTTGCCAATAAAAAGTCTCACGATAGTCTCCAAAAAGTCTCAAAATAGTCTCATTTTTAAGCTTTCCATGAAAAAATAGGCAACTCAAACTCTTTTATTTTTGGATATAACATATCTATAATCTTACAAACTATCCTCTTTCTTATTCTAAAGCAATGACTTCTATCTATGTGCATAGCATTAGACATATAATCCATGTTTATCTTTTCATTGTTCATGTACATTTCATTGAAGAACTCTGTTTCAAAGCTATTTAGACTTGTTAATGCACATTCTATAGTTTCTTTTTCAATTTCTAATGTTTTCTTATCCTCTTTTAATCTATTTAAATCTTCTTCTCTCTTAATAACTTCATTTTCAACACTTGAACTTATATTATAAGTAGGTCCTGTTTTTTCTTCATAACTTTGAGCCTTACATCCACAAAATTCATTTTCTATTTTTTTAATATATATATCTTTTATTCTTATTTGACTTTCTAGTTTTTTATAGTTATATAATCTACCTTCAACCTCTTGAAATAGTGTCTTTTTATTCATACTTCCACACTCCCATCAATTTTTTATGTTTTTATGTTATAATAATATTTGTATATAAAAGTTTTATATTTTTGACAAGTGGAGTGTGAAAGCACTCCTTTTTTCTTTTTATTAACAGAAATTATCTTTTTCAAAGAAACTAATTTGATTTGTTTTTCTCTCAGATTTTATAATTCTGATTGATTCATCTATTAAGTTTAATGAATTAAGTAATACATCTTTCGGGATATCCTCCCATTTGTCAGCACCTAATGCCAATAGAGTTCTTTTCTTAACTAATTCAAATTCTTCATTAACTTTTGATATACCTAGTCTTTCTTTTATATAAGAAGATATATCATATTTAGTTTTAGAGGTTGGTCTATAATATTCTGAACACTCTTTTTTAAGTTGCTCTATTTGGATATTATGTTTAACTTCCATCTTAAGTAATGATTCATTCACAATAGTATTAATTTGACTAAGCTGTGAATTTGATAAGGTTCTATTTAGTAACTTTTCTAATCTTATAAAATATCTTCTTATTTCTCTTCCTTTATTATTGTTTTGTACCATAGCAAGTTCTTTTGCTACATCAAGCTTCAATACATATTCTTTTGAAGGTCTCCCTCCAGTTGAGTTTTTCATATTTTTGTGAAAAACTGAATAATCCTCATTTTCCTTAAATCCATATTGTTTAATTCTATCTTCAATCCAGTCTATAAACTGTCTCTTAACTTCTAAGTTATTATGTAGTTCTCTTGCAAAAACTATTTTCTCTCCTGTATCAGTTTCATAAACTGTAACTAAATCATCTGCTACAACTCTTAAATTTTCATTTGTCATAATCTCATTCATATTTATAGTCCTCCTTAAATAATATCTTCTAATATAACCTCAACCCTTGGCTTATCACTATAGTATTTACTAGCTACAACCTCAACAATCTGTGTATCATCTTTATAAGCTATCTCATTTAGTGAATCAGCTATAACCTTGACTACATTATCAATATCGGGTTTCTTACTAGGTCTTAACACATTATTTCTTTTTTGCTCCTTAACTTTTTTACTGTTACTTTTAGCTATAGAGTAATAACATCTTAAAGTCATTTTTATATAACCAGTAAAACGATACTTCACTTTAGATTGATACAGCCATTTTATTAACTCCTCATAATCTCTAGTTTTATTAGGTGTATAGGTCCTTTTAGTTATAGAGTTCATTCTAGGTCTTTCTTTGCCAACTGGCTCTCCATCTATTACAAAATTAACTTTCATTGGCTACCTCATTTAGTTCTATTTCTTCTTTATCTGTAAGCTTAAACCAATATGATTTATATCCAAATTCGTCTATCCATTTAGAAAATACTTCATTCAATCTATTATCAAGTAGTTTTATATCTTCCTCTTTTATATATGTTATCCAACCTTCTCCACACTCTCCATATTCGTCATCAATTCTATCTTGAACACGCTCTAATATTTCTTCTGCATCTATTTCAGGAATATCAACTTCTTCTTTTTTTCCAACATAAACTATTTTTTGAAATTCTCCAGTCATTTTAAGTTCTTTCTTAGCTGCTTCAATAGCTTCCTCTTTACTTTCGTATTCATCACTTGCAAAATATTCATCATCCCAGCTATATAACCAAATATCTTTTTGCATATTAATACCTCCACTATTTCTTTTTCTTTTTAGCCTTCTTCCTACATTCCTTACAACAATAAATATTCTTAGATTTTTCATCAAGATAAAATAATTTCCCACACCAACTGCATCTTCTTCGTTTCATAAGCTCACTTCCTATTTAGCGTAAATCTTCTAGCTCTAAGTGAGAGTTTATTTTTGTTAGTTCTTCTTCTAGAACTTCCAAACACTTATTTTTATTTTTTAAAATACTATTTGTAGAACGGCATTTTACTGTAATACCAGTTGGAATATGAGTAACTTCAACAGAATAATCTTTACTTTTCACCATTTTCAAATCTTTAGGATGTATAGTATATCCGTTTTCTAATTTATATAGCTCATTTTTACCTTCAAGATAGCTTTCGCATTCTTTGAAGTTATTAATTTCAATTCTTTCAAGCATACACATATCTTCAAAGTAGTTTTTACAATTATAATTTTCACAATATATATTAGCCATTTAACACACTCCTTTTGTAAGTCAAAGTAAGTCTATAACATTCTAGTTTCATTCATAAACTTACCTTGACTATTTATTCTATTTTTTTCTTCTTTCATAGAAATCTCTATTAGTCCATGAAGTTAAATTTTCAAAATAAAATGCTTCTCCACAAATTGGGCAAACTGGTAACATTTTTTTACCCCTGTAACTACTTTCAAGCCTCTTAAAAACTATCAAGTGTGGTTTATAACTAGCTATTTCTTTTCTCTGTTTTAATAATATGTTTACTTGCCCATTTACTCTTTCAAAGTTCATTGCTAGTTCATATAACGCGTCATATGGCTCTACTCTAAATCCACATTCTGAACAATGAACTGATTTATTGACTGTATCTACTATAAATTCTCTATTCTTACACTTACATTTCTTATCATTATTTCTATTAATTCTTAATATATCAATTTCGATAACATTATCTGGTAAATCCATTTCTAAATCACTCCTTTATTAATGTATTTCAAAATTATTTACCTACTTTTCATCATAGAAATTAACGTTTTTAATAACTATATCTATAGTCCCATTTCCATTATGTCTAATACCATATTTCATAAAATCCTCAAAATCATCCATCTTGCCTTTTATCTCAAAACCTGTATCTGTTTTTATATGTCTATTTTTTAAATTCTTTTCAACCCATTTTTTATCAATATTAAAACTTTCAATTCCTTTTTCTTCTATATGTTCCTTAAAACTATCTTTTAAATCATCCTTTATCGCCTTATCAGCAAACTCATCTATATCAAGTTTTTGTTTTTCTCTTAACATATAAAGTAACATTCCTCTTACATCTTCGCCCTGCTTCATATCACTATATAAATGTGCTATATAAGAGTCCACAAAAGCTTTAAACATCTTAGTCTTATACTTATCATCTTTCACTTTAGTAGCATTTAGAAACTCTGTAACAAACTTAGAATTAGCTTCTTCCTTCTCTGCATCCTTATCCAATACTTTTAGATGATATTCGTCATTCATTCCACTCAATCCAACCAAAGCAGCAATTTTAACCGTCTTAGTCTCTTGTATATTAATTTCATTCTTAGACATTTGTATATTAAATTTATCCTCTTCAAAGCTAATAGAATGAGTATACGAATTATTGTAATCAAGCTTTAATATAGCAACTTTCTTTTCATCTTTTTGAGAGTATAAGCAAATTGCTAAGTCGCAAGATTCTAATATAGCATTCAATTTCATAACATCAAATAAATAAGCTGCAATCTCTTTAGAGTTATTTAAAAATGAACTTTCATCATAAATAATTTGTTCACAACACTTCTTAATTAGATTGTTACTATAGTCATTAAATACTGCTGTTCTGATGTCATTATCTCTTGATACTTTGCTTATTTTTTTCTGAAAGAAAGCTTCAATATCTTGACTGACTCTACCCTCAAAATCATTTAGTATTGGTGTATCGCTATTCTTATCTAAAACATGTATTATAAATTTGTGTATTATCATACTTCCACCCCTTCATCCTCAAAATATTCAGCCATTTTTTGGCTTCTAGTATCTTTTATAACTTCTTCAACTTTATCTATTGTTACAAGCAGTATCTTGTCATCTTTAGCTAATAATTCAGCTTTCTTTTTTAAATTTTCTATACTTCCACATGAATAATTTATCTTGCGTTCATCTAGTAATAATCCTTTTTGCCATCTCAATACATACTTTGACATTTGTTCCATCCCCTATTTTAATAATCTTCTCCATTTGTTAAATCATAATCTTCTATATCATTTCCTAAATCCAAAATTATTTTTGACCCATGAGCAAATATTTTAAATAGCAAATCTCCAAAATTATCAAATCCACTCATTATATCTTTAGATGATATTTCTCTATTCTCGTATCTATATGATGCAATAGTTCCATCTTTTCTCAACAATATAGAGTGTTCGCATCTGTATTTACTTTTATTTGGTTCTTTATCAATTTCAATCCATCCCGAACCATATTTATTTTCATCAAGAATAAATGTTATGCAATCTTCATAGCCTTCATATTCATCAATATCATATTTATCCATTTTTAATATTTCCAACAATTCGCTCATTTTATATTCTTTTTCAGCACCTACAAGCATGTTATCTAAATTTCTTTTTAAGTGTTCAATAGCTTCTACCTTCATTGTCATATCAATCTTTTCTTTTACTGTAGTTGCTACGAGCACATTATATTTTTGTATATCCAATTTATCTAAATTTATATTTATATTTTCACTTAGATGTTTTTCAATTTTTTTACTAAAATCACCCCAATTTCCAAAAACCTCATTCACAACTCTTTTTATTGTTTCTGCCAATTGTTTTTTAACTACTTCCTCTACAAAGCCATTTTCCTCTAACTCTACTAGTGCATCATTCATAATTTTATTTAAATCCATTATATTATTCCCCTCTCTATTTTCATTTTTGAGAGTCACAAAACACTTCAACAATAATTTATACTAAAAGATATTTTGTAACTCTCTAAACTGTCTTAATTAGATATTTTCACTTATATTTCTTCTAACATTTCCTCGAGTTTATTTTTTAATAAATCATATTTTTCTTTAGTTTCTAAATCTAATATTCTAACTCTTCCTCGCTCTGCTATAATAGCTATATTTGAACTTTCACATATCATCTGTATATAATTTACAGAAGCATTTATCATTTCTAATCTATCATTCATTCTTAAGCCCTCTCATATTATCGCAATTTTCACACTCTTTCAGATTCAATCTATACTCATAAACCCTACCAACTACAATGCCTATTCCTAACAACATTAACCCTCCTAAGATATTCATTTTTCAATATCCTCTCCATCTATATAATACTTTCTTCTTCTCTTCAAAATGTTTTTGTAACATTTTTTATCACATGTATCAATTTCTTTTGAACAATACTCACACAGCTCATTAGATTGTATAAATTCTCTAATACTTTCACATTCTTCACAGTTTTCAGTTCTCAAATGGTTCTCATAAACTCTACCAGCTATAAAACTTCCTATTAATAGCAAAATAATCGTTGAAATATGCATTATATCTCATCCTTTCTATCATCAATTAATATATTAAAACCACAAGAACATTCCCTATAGTATGTGTGTTCTTCAACTATTAATTTGCCTTCGTTATTTCCAATCTTGTCATTACCACAACGAGGACAATAACAATACTTTTCTCCAAGTTTTATAATGTCTTTTAATTTCATTTCTCAATATCTCCTTGAACTTTCTTATTTTTTCTTCTACAAGCTAACATTTGTGATACAAATTCATCAAACAATTTCTCCATCTCTTCTTCTTCTGAATTTACACAAAATTCGAAACTCTCTTTATCTTTAGTTAACTGCATTTGTATTTTCATTTTCAATTTTCTCCTTATACTCTAAAAAATTTTATAATTTAAGTTCTAACGGATTCTTAAAATCTAATCTATAGTCATAAAGTGAAAAACCATCTTTATCTTTTGATAATGGATTAAAATCTTCATCTAAGAAGCATGAATTAGTAAAACCATCCCCAATCATATATCCACTTTCAACCTTTGAATTTTCTTCTCTTTTAAACTGTATTCTTGCTAAATACAACATAATCAAGCCTCCTTAATTAAAATTATTTTCCTAATTTAATCTTCAATATCCCCTCATATTCATTCCTACTCAATATTTTTATAGCTATATCAATAGCTTTATTAACAGAACACTTTTTCTTATTTAATATCTTTTCAGCTAACTTAATTACTTGTTCCACATTTGCTAATACCATCTGACACCTCTTGAATATATCTAACTTTCCAACCATTTTTAGTAGTCTTTCCTGTTCTTGCTAGACGAGTAATATGAAGTTCTGTAAAATATAAATATTTACTTGCTTCGACAGCACTGACAAATATTTTACTCTCTCCAGTAATAATGTTAGTACACTCTACTTTCTTACTTTTTCTTCCTTGACCTTTAGAATTTGTTCTACCAACTAAACCTTTTTGTTTACTTTTATTTCTCATTTTACTTAGATTACATCCAAACATATCTTCTATATCAATAGTTTTTTCTAACAATTCTCCTGCGTCCATCCAAATTTTAGCCATGTTCTTTCCCCCTTTATTTAATTGGCATTTGAAATATTCTATTTCTATAACTTCTAACCTTATAACTGTCTATAGAGTCCGTTCTAGTCCCACCTTCAATAAATCTTTGTATATTATCTAATACCTGCATAGCTCTTTTTTCATCCTCATATTTTCCTATTTCCTTAAAGTTGTTTATTTCTCCAAACATGGCATATACATATTCTTTATCAACATTTATCCAATCAGCTTTCACTAAATCTGTTTTATCTTGACTTCTAATTATTATCATCCCTAATACCCCCATCATTACATCTTCTTATATCATTTAACTTACTTAAATCTTCATATATATTCCCATCAACCTTAACTATTGCAAGTTCAGATAATCTAAAGCAATCTCCTGACATTTCATTCACTGTAATAAAACAACCATCTTTAAATTTTACCTCCCCTGCAAACTCTGTAAAAAATCTACTTCTACATAAAACAATATCGCCTTCATAGATTTCTTTTCCATCACAATCCTTCAAACCTGTGTATATCATAACCTCAAAATTTTCATTGCTTGTTGGTAAATAAACACCACTATAAACCCACTCTCTAAGCAAATTTTTAGAATATCGCACCATTTCATCATAACAATACATTTCTTTACCATTCTTATTCCATTCTCTAAATTTTAACTCCATCTTTCATCCCTCCAATATTTTTCAACTCCTAGGAAATAATATTGTATAACTACTCCCTAGACTACTTAACTTGATTAAAAAGGTATATCGTCATCATCTATTGCTTGAAAACCTTGTGGGTCCAGTCCTGGTGGTATATATTCCTGTTGTTTTTCATGATTATTACTATCCTCTTTACTAGAAAGCAATTCTAAAGCATTTACATTAACCTTAGTAATAGATTTCCAACAACCATTTTCATCTTTGTAATTATCTATATTTAATTCTCCAAAAGCATATATCTGTTTACCTTTTGTAAGATACTGTACAAGATTTTCTACATGCTTTCCTAACTGTTCACAAGGTATAAAATCAACTTTCTTTTTGCCTTCCCTATCTTTGTATTTTCTATCTACTGCTACCCTAAATAAAATTTTAGGTGTACCCGAATTTGGAAGATATTTCAGCTCAGCATCTGCAACTAATCTTCCAACTAAAGTTATTGTATTCATTTTACTAAACCCCCTTTTTATTTTTCTTCCTGCTCTTCTGTATACTCAACAAAATAAGTATAAGTTGTCTTACTATTTTGTTTCTCCTTACCTATTCTCACTGTATATCCAGCTTTCCCAAGTAATCTTAACAATTCCAATCTATCCTGCTCATTTAAAGAACCACTTCTTTGTGCATATATTCTCGCCATTTTATACCTCCCCTTTCCAGGAAGCAATATATTGATATTTACTTCCTAGAAGTTTAATTTTATTTAAATTTTTCCTTCTGACTCTTTTTAATAATCTCATCTAGCTCTTTTTCTTCATATTGAGTGAAAGTTTGATTGAAGTTAGCAAACTTATTTTTATTCACATTATGAGTATTCACAGCTTTATTATTAGACTGTTTCTTCTCCTGTTTACTCTTTTTCTTCCTCTCAAACTCATTTTGATACTCTGTAAGTTCTAAAACAGTTTTTACACCTGCTTCTATCCAATTATTTAAGATTGTTTTTACATACTTATAATTCTTAACTCCACTGCCTACAGCTTCATCAACAGCTCTTATTATTACATCAGCTTCCATTCCATCATCTAAATAAGTCAGTAGTTGAAGAAAATTATTTGGAGTAATCACACCTATATAAGATTCATAATATTTTTTTATGTAGACAGTCTTATTTTTTTCAGATTGTTCAGCAATAACAGTAGTAATAACATCATTTTCTTTTAAACCTATTTTCTTTTTAATACTATTTTCTTTTATGTTGCCGATTTCCCGACCTCGGTTTTGCCGGCTTCCGGTTTCACCGACTTCGGTTTTACCAGCTTCCGGTTTTACCGGAGTCGGGAAAACGGCACACGGTTGAGATTCAGTCGTTTCAACACTTTCAGAATTTACATTTTGAGGTGTATCAAAAATATCATATCTATAACCTTTCATTTGACCTTTTTCATCCCTTATTTGCGTCCTAATAACAAAACCTTCCTGCATAAGCTCCTTTAAAGCATTACTTACTTTTGTCTTACTATCTTTTCTATAGCTTATTAATGATTTTGCATACACTTTATGACTACCCGACCTTTGAAATCTTAACATTTGAGTGACTACTCCTACAGCTGAATAAGAAAGATTTTCATTGTCGAGGATTGTATTAGGTACTCTTGTAAATGGGTCGTCAAAATTTATGTGAAAGTATGTTTCATTATTAAAATTCAATATATCACCTACTCTTGATTTTGCTTTTCCATAAGCATTACAAATTGTGTCATATTCTTGTTTTGTTAAATCTTTTATCTCTTTTCCAAATCTCTTAAATACTTTCTCTTTTAAGCTCTCCTTATTAACATTTGCATTACTTGCTATTGCATATAACCTGCTTAATTGTTTATCTGTTAAAATTCTATTGTTAGAATTACTTTTAGCTTCATTTTTGCCACTAGTTGCGTCAAAAGTGTCATTCTCAGTTATATTAAGTAACTGAATATATAAATATCTAGTTTGATAGGTTTCTATACCTCCTAGTGCTTGTAATTCATTAGAACCTTTAAGTTGCAAGTCTCTCATTGGAGAAGTGAATACAATCTGTTCTGATGGGTTTTCTCCATTAATTAATGTTAGAGTTGCATATTCATTTGTAAAGGTCACTATAGGGCATAGCTTAGCTTCTTCAAGTAATCCAGTTGCTTGTGGTAGAAAGTCTGCTAACTCAAAATACTTGAAGTTAGCGAACTTATTTTCTCCACTTTTCTTTAAATTCAACTTACTAAATTTAACTCTTACATTCATCAATTTAATGTAAATATTATTAATTTCCATGGTCCTCACCTACTCTTTTTTAGCTTTTGGAATTGTTAGTGTAGTTCCATATTCAATCCTGCAACCTTCGACCTCATGACCTTTTTTAATAAAGTCTTTTATACTATTTTTATCTACTTTTACAACTTGCTCTACTGTTTTATATATAGCAGGTATCTTTTATTCATCTTCTATGACTAAGCTACCTGCTGACTTTCTTATACTTATATTTCCTAAAAATGTTTCTACTTTTTTAGTACCAAGTAGTTCCATACATTCCTTTATATTGCTTTTTAATCTGTCAAGAGCATTCTTCTTAATCTTCTTTAACTCTTGCATTCTCTTAATCTCTGAATCTATAGAGTTTATATCACTGTCAATGTTTAATATTACTGAAACTATCCTAGTGTTTTTATTTTGTATCTCTTGTTTTATTATTTCTTTTATTTCCTCTAGTTTTTCAGTTTCATTTCCTGTTGTTTCTGTTAAACCTTCTTCTATTTCTAATAAATCTGTAGTTAATTCATATAAAGTACTCATAATTTCCCTCCGTTTGTGCTATAATTAGCTTAATTAAATTTTGATATATTTATTTGAATTGAGCCACGGCAATGGCTCTTTTCTTATATCTGAACATCTATAGGTCTATCTCTTTCAAGTTCTTCTAAAATTAATTGAAATATCTTGCAATCCTCATTTTCTTCATATTCTTTTATTTCAATTTGTGTATCTATAATTTCTAGTAATGACTCAGCAAATATTTTTAATCTTTCGTTTACACTTTTTTCTCTTAAAGCATTACTCAATTCAATTTCTTCTGATATATTTCTTTCTTCTTTTTTTCTAAGTTTTGTATAAAGTTGCTCGTTTTTATTTATTTCTAAATTAGCTCTATTTAGTTGTTGTTCTACTGCATTTCTCACTATAATTAAACTTTTCATGATTAATCCCCCTTAATTTAGCATTTCAATACAATAATCATAGCTTATTGCATCATCTATAGTTATAGACGATTGTACTAAATCATCTAATTCTTTATCAAAATAAACTACTGTTAATTCAAATTCTTGTGGTTGAGTTATTATACAATCGCTTTCAAAACCAAATCTTGCACATGTTACTCTGATTGCTTTACCTGCTTTAAGAATTTTTGTAGGAAATTTTACTTTAAGTATTTTCATATCACTATCCCCTTATTGTATTTTTTAAGACCTTCAAAACTTGCTTTCTTATTGTATTGCTTACAGAATTGTACATAAGCTATCAGTACTCTTACATTCAACTAAATCACCCCCTTTCTTTTTTTCATTACATCTTTATCTTTCATTGCATTTTTCATAATAAATTCTTCAAATGATATTCTATCAATCATGTACTTTCTTCCTATTTTTAAAGCAATAAAATCTTTTGTTATCATGGCTTCTCTTGCCATGTTTCTAGCTGTTACATCAGATATTTTCAAGTACTCACAAAATTCTTCTATAGTCATTAACTCCATTCTTTTAATTCCTTCTCTATCTAAAAACATCTTGATGATGTCTGTTGTATCATCTCTTCGCATTAACTCTTGTACTAAGTCTTTTGTGTCTATGAATTGTAATGCTACACTCATTTTCAAACCTCCTTCTCATATTAATTGAATATCCTGTATTTAGTTTTCAAGGTACTGTCATGATTTAACCTAATTTTTGCTTAAATCACTTGATATTCCATATTTTAAAGCCATATCTTTTACAATAGCCACATACCCCTCTATTAGCTTCTTATCATCTTGTATTACATCTAAATTGTTAACTTTCTCTCTTTTAGATTCAGATACACCTTCTTCTGCCATTTTTCTTCTTTTATTGATTAATCTTCTATGTAGGTCAACTCCAAATCTCTTATTTAATAATTCATAACTTTCTGTTCTAAGCATATTTATATGTTCAAAACCACCTTGTTTTTTTGCTATTCTTGCAATTAGTTGATGTGTATTTGTTCTCCAACTATTTGAGTCTAATGAAACTACATCTTTTATTGTTTCAACCTCTGTCTTTGCTTCTAAAGCAATGCTATTTGCTTGATTAACTTGAAGTCTTAAATCTTTCATTTCTTTTAAACTTTCTATTAATACATCTTCTATACAAGTTGGCTTATGTTGCTTAACTTTGAAATATGTTTCTTCTAAGTTATCAAACTGCTCCCAAGCTTTGTCAGTATCCAATATTTTGCAGTGTCTATTTGCTCCTCTTTCAGTCCAAAGATACATTTTTGAAGTAAATTTTAGGTTTTCATATTCTGTATGAATACCTTTAAAATTTTTTAAATCATCACCTTGCAATAAAAAATAATGTTTACCTTCAATAAATCTATCTTTGTTATTGTTAAAATTGTTGCTTATATTTCTTGCATCTGTTTCATATACATCTGCTAGTTGCTGTGTAGTTAAAACTCTTTCGTTATTTCTTTCTATTACTTGTAAGTTATTCATATTTTTCAGCTCCTTTTTCTTTAAATGTACTTTTAGTACAGTTGTTTTTCAAAAAAATATACTCTATTGAAGTATTGAAATAAGCTGCTATTTTTACAGCTGTATTTAGAGACGGTACTCTTTCGCCATTCTCTAAGAAAGCTATATACCTACTTGTAAGACCTAATTCAGCTCCTAACTGATTTCTACTTAGTCCTTTTTGTATTCTAAAATCTTTTAGTTTATTCATTTTTTCACCTTCTTTTACTTTATCTTATGTACTAATAGTACAGTACTATTAGTACATTGTCAATAGCTTTTTTAAAAAAAATGAGCTATAATTGATAATTAAGAACTAATAGTTCAATATAAATTAAAAAGGTGGCTAAATAACATGATTGGATATAGAATAAAGGAATTAAGAAAAGAAAAAGATATTACTCAAAAAGAACTTGCAACTTTTTTAGGTCTTACTCCTAAAATGATTTCTTTTTATGAGAAGGAAGAAAGATTTCCTCCACATGACATAATTTTAAAATTATCAGATTTTTTTAATGTATCTACAGATTATTTGCTTGGAAAGGTCAATGTAAAAAATATAGACAATCTTAGTGAGTTAGAGCTAATTGAAAATCTAAATTTCTCTGATGATATAAAAGAAGCTTTAAAACTAATTAGCGAATTAAGTCCTTCTAGTCAAGAAAAAATGTTCAAAATAGCAAAAGTATTTCTTGAAGAAGAACTTAATGAGAAAAAATAAGAAAGAGAAGAAAACTATTCTCTTTCTTTTTTATTTTCTTGTTTATAATATTCTTTTAATAATTCTATGTACTTTTCTAACTTCTCACTATTATTTTCTCTTAATTTGTTCAATGTATCCCCTGTGTCAATTAGTAGTTTTTTTGATTTTTCCACACGCCTTCCCCCTACTATCAGAACTTACGTTCTTATTTTTAGTCAAAATTCCCTAATGAATTTTAATAAAATATAACTATGTATTTTCATTTCTAAAAATATTTTTAGATTATTCAAAATTTTCTTGGATAATTATCTTACTTACATAATAATACTTTTGTTAAATATATGCAATAAAAAAAGGGGAATTGTAACAAAAAAATCGAATTTTGTAGAGTCTTGGTTATTTTTTCCATTCCTGTGTATTATTAATCGTCTTTTTAATTATAATTTTTTGTATTTTCTTGTTTATATAATATTTTTTATTATTTAATTTTAAAATCTTCGTTTTACTTTTTATACCATATAAATATAGTATTCTTTTCAAAACTATTTAATTCTATGTTTTTTCCTAATATACATAGCATTTATACAGAAAGTTTTATATACTTAAATTGTTATTGTCACAAAGTAGAATACACTAGAAATTAATTAAATACAAAAGGAGTAATTTTTTATGAGCATTTTGAATCTATTTAGAAAAAATAAAAACAAAAATAATGTTGATTGCAATGAAAAATCGAACGAATCAAAACAAAGCTATAATGATAGTACTACACTTTCACTAGAATGTAATTCTAATTCACCTCATAACATAGAAGTAAAAAATGAAATTAATAAAGTGCTGAATGTAAGTTGTAATGATACAACAAATTTATATGAATTAGAAAAACAAGCAAGAGAAAAATCAGATGCTTTATATGATATACATACTAATAGTATTAATAAGTTTAACCCACAAAACAATATATTAGAAACAGATACTAAACCACTTACATCAATAGAAAAATCTTTCCTAAAATACATAATTGGAGAAAATATATACGAGCCTTATATAGCAACCTATTGGACATATGAATATAATATTAACTATTCATATTTAATTTCTAAGTTTTTCAACATGGATTATCTTAAGATTTCAAATTACATTGAAGACCTTACTAAGTTAACAGTTTCGGAATTGAAAGAAATATTAAAATCTAATAATATTAAATCAACTGGTAAAAAGGCTGAATTAATAGAAAGGATAGAAAAAGAAATCTCATGCAAAGATTTATCTAATTTTTTTAATAGCTCCAACAAATATTATGCTTTAACAGATAAAGGAAAAGAACTGTTGAAAGATGTGCGTAAATCTGTTACTAAAAATACTGACCTAGAAGACCAGTGTTTAGAATTAATTTATATTGATAAATATGAGGAAGCATATGACTTAATTTGTAAATATGAATCCTCTAAAAATATCCAAAGAGGAATTAATATAAACTGGGAAAATCATAAAATTACACCTATGAAAATTGAGTCTTACAAAGCCATAAAGGAATTAGATATAAATTTAAAAGACACACTTTTAGATAACATAATTAAATCATCCTATATACTTTGTGATATGTTAGGAAATAACTCCAAAACTTCTATATTAGTAAAACGTTTGGTAGGAGAAAAAATTGATAATATCGAAATTAATAATGCTATAAATAGTATAAATGATGTAATATACAATCACTCTACTATAACATATAACGCAAATGATAGTATTAATAATAAAAATTTACATTATATGGATATTGTTAAAAATAACAAATCAATACCATTCGAAGTTAATAATAAAAATTACAACTTCAAAATTAATGAAAATGAAATCTACTTTTTTAATATACTTAAAATTAAAATGTACGAAAATGAATTAAAAAATAATTTTGTCTTTGATAGAATGTCAGATGGAGCATTTAATGTATTTGATACTTCAGATAACTTCATTGGTAAAGTTAAATTGCAAGGTAGAAAAAAATGGATAATGTACACGAAAAATGAATTTGGTTCAGAACATATTTATGGAGAATTAATTCACTTAATCGATGGTATTGATGCTTGGATTAAATATTCAAAGGAGTATCTAAAATAATAAAAGAGCTACTTAAAATGATTAAAACTAATTTTAAGTAGCTTTTCCTTATGTTCAAAATACTGATAACATACTTTTATAAGAATGTTATATTATTTTTATAATTTCTGTTAACATACCTTTATAATCCAACTAAATTCTTTTAAATAACTACCATTTTGTTTTATTTTTACCTTTTTTTGCAAATATATGGAAATTGCACATAAAATTTTATATACTTAAATTATTATTATCATAAAGTAGAACAAAAAATAAAAAAGGAGTTTTGATATGAACAATGAAAATGAACAGTTAAAAAGTGATTTACTCATCAACGATGAAAAAATCAAAAATCTTAATTTCAAGATACCCTGGTATTATTCTTTATGGACTATATCCATACTAATTCTTTCTACGTTTTCAACATACTCTATATCATTTATAGTTGCAATAATATTCTTATTTAAAAGAAATAAGATAATGAAAAAACATAAAGATAGCATTAGTATACTATTATCTGATGTCGAAAAAATCAATAATAAATATATTTTATTAAATGATGAAATTAAAATGAAAGAAAAACACTTTGAAGATTTATGTGAATCAAATGAAAATAAGTTAAAAGAATTATCCAATCTATTAGACAAAAAGAAAGTTGAAATTGATAAATTTGATTCAGAAAACCAAGATAAATTTAAACTTATCGAAGAACTAAAAATAGAAAAAGAAAGACTTGATAATCTTATAAAAGATAAAAATATACTTAAAGATAATATTAATACTTTAAATTCTCATTTAGAAGAATTAAAAAATGAAAGGGAAGAGCTTAGAGATATAAACACAACTTTAAAAAATAAAAAAGAAGAGCTAAAAAGATTATCAGAAGAATTAATACAGACTGAAGATGAGGTTCTGCTTCAATCATTTGGATTATATAATCCAAAATATGATTTTGAAAACTCTGATGAATATATGGAAAAATTAAAAGAAATAAGAGAAATGCAAAAACTATTAATAAGAAATAAAACAGGTGTAAAATATTCTGATTCTTGGACTGTTGATGGAAGTGTTCAAAAAGGTAGAACTATGACTAATCAAAATATTAAAACAGCTCTTAAACTCTTCAATAGTGAGTGCGACATTGCTATGTCAAAAGTTAGTTTTAAAAATATTGATTCTATAGAAAAAAGAATACGAAAAGCATTTACTGATACAAATAAATTAAATACTTCAAATAAGGTTTCTATAAAAGAAAACTATCTTAATTTGAAAATAGATGAGCTTTATTTATATTATGAATACCTTCAAATGAAAGAAGAGGAAAAAGAAGAACAAAGAGCTTTGAGAGAACAAATGAAAGAAGAAGCTCTTGTTCAAAAAGAAATTGAAAATCAGAAAAGAAAACTAAAAAAAGAAGAATTACAATTCAAGAATGAATTACTTAGACTAAAATCAACTATCCCAGAAGATGAAAATGATAAATTAGAATGGGAACAAAAAATTAATTCTATAGAAGAAAAACTAGCTTTGCTATCAAAAGATTTAGATGATGTATTAAATAGAGAACAAAATACAAGAGCAGGACATGTATACATAATCTCCAATATTGGTAGTTTTGGAGAAAATATATATAAAATAGGAGTAACTAGAAGATTAGACCCAACTGAGAGAATAAATGAATTAAGTAGTGCATCAGTTCCTTTTAAATATGATATACATGCGACTATATTTAGTGAAGATGCACCTAAATTAGAATCAGCTTTACATAAAGCTTTTGATAATAAGAGAGTTAACAAGGTAAATAATAGAAAGGAATTCTTCAAAGTTACGCTTGATGAAATAAGAACAGAAGTTGAGAAAAATTTCGATAAGACTGTGGAATATACAAAATTGGCAGAAGCACAAGAATATAGACAAACATTAAAAATACAAGAATTAAATAATAAATTAGCTTAAATATATTCAAACAATTATACTTTAATAAAATATTATTTTTGAATATCTATACCAATTTGTGATATAATAATAGCAAGGAGATAAAATTTACTTTTTAAAAGGTGAATTTCTCTAATTGATTAGAATTTAAAAGTTATTTCTTTAAATCACCCTTATTGGCGTTTGGGTGATTTTTTATTTTGTCATATATGAAAGCTGATACAATACCAGCTACTATACTCAATAAAAAGTTAATTAACATATAAATTCACCTCCTTCCTATATTGGAATTTGGCGTTTATATGAGAAAATCACCCTTCGCTTTTCAATTTTATTTTCCTTGCTAAAAATATTATAACATATAATTCTTACATATTTTACCTATATATTACTTTTTTAAAGATTCGTCTATATATTTCTGTATACATCTACTCTATCATCGAATAGAATTTATAACTTAGATTTGATATAATAAAACCATAGTTATTCAATATATTTTAAACATGAATAATACTTATAAAGGAGTGTACATATATGAATATCAAATCAGCTTTTATAAGAAAAAGAGGGGAAAAATTTCATGTATATGTGGAGTACATAGAAGAAACAACTGGCAAAATAAAGCAAAAAAGTTATGGAAGCTATGAAAAGAAAAAGGATGCTGAAAAACATTTAATTGAAATAAAGTCTACTATAAACAATAATAAGTTTATAACTCCAAACAAAACAACTCTTGTAGAGAGATGCTATAAGTACATAATGACAAATGAAAAAAATTGGTCTCCTTATACAGTTATAAATAGGAAATCTTGGGTTAAGAATTATATAGAACCTTTTTTTAAAGATACAATATTGATAGATGTAAACCCTAGCCTTCTTCAAATCTTTATAGATAAAAATTTTGATGGTTCTGCACCATCAACTGCAAAAGTTAGATATAATTTTCTATCTTCTGTTTTAAAAGAAGCTTATAGGCTAAAAGAAATATCTGAAAATCCTTGCGATTTTGTAAAATTGCCAGCTCAAAATGTTACATATGAAATTGAAATATATAATAGAGAAGAAACGCTATTGTTAATAGAGAAGTTGAAAGATAGTTTGATAGAGATACCCATTCTCTTAATGTTGCTGTTAGGTTTAAGAATTGGAGAGGTAGCTGGTCTTAGATGGTCTGATGTTAATTTAGATAATAGTATAATAAATATTAATCAAATTCTCATATATGCAAATAGCAAAATAACTTTTAAAGAACCAAAAACTGCAAAATCAAAAAGAGCGTTATCTGTTCCAAAAGAGTTAGTTGAAAAACTAAAAATAGAAAAATTAAAACAAAACAAAATGAAATTACAAGGTACACTTATAAATGAAAATAACTTAGTATGTCTAAATACAAATTTTAATGCTTGGATACCAACTGCATTAAGTAAAACTTTTCATAACTTTATTAAAAGAAATAATTTAAGAAATATTAGAGTACATGATTTAAGACACACAAACGCAAGTTTGCTTTTGCTAGGAGGTACAAATATGAAAGTTGTTTCAGAAAGATTAGGTCATACAGATATAAAAATAACTATGAATAGGTACTCTCATGTGTTAGAGGAAATGGACAAAGAAGCTTCTGATAATTTAAGTAAACTTCTATTTAAATAA